GCGACTGCCGGTAGTAGTCAACTGTCTTATAAGCAGTTCATGAGCAAGGTTCGACTCCTTGATCCCCTACTTCTGTTTTATTGTAAATTTTCTAGTGCTATTACCAATATTTCTTCCTTTAAAAGTAGGAAGTTGACTATCACAATTAGGACATACTAAACGGATATTAGAGACAGACCAGTTATCTGCTTTACCATCTATGTGATCAACAATCAAGGTTAGTCGTTGTCCATTCCAATCATTTGCAGAACGATTACAGATAAAACAATTATTGCCATGTTTTTTAATCAGATATTCTCTTATGCTTCTGTTATTGTTCCAACTACTAGCAAAGCTACCGCTTGTTTCAATTTTATCTATCTTAGATTCGTAATGACATTGTTTAGAACAAAATTTTTGATTTTTCTTTGAGCTAGGATATTCTTTCTTACAGAAAACACATTCTTTAACAGATTTAATCCTTTTAGGTTGAATTTTATTGTTATAGGAAACACTACAAGAGCGAGAACAAAATTTAGGATTATCGGTTAATTTATCGCAATTTATACACTTCATGATGACCTCTCTTAAAATGAATAGAACTTGACATTCTATACACCGAAACTATAAAATAGTATTCGATTCTTCATTGAAAGCAAGAAATGAAACTCCAGCCACTAACAGCTATTTTTGCAGGACTATTCCTAACATCATTAGGCTTTAATTTTCTCCTTTATTCAGATATTCAAAGACTAAAAAAGTTGGACAACAAGCCAGCAAGGATTATTATAGAAAGACCACCAGAAATTCACATAAAACCAAAGGTTTGGGGGTATACTAAATAGGGCTAGTAAAGGTATCGACAGGTAAAATAGGTATAGATTGCATCGACTGGTTAATCGACCGGCCAGTTTAAAAGTCGATTAAAATTGTTAATTGGCGAAGTAACTCTCGCTCTCGCTGCCTAATTAATTAGGTAATGAGTGGGGTGGCATGAACCTTATTGCCCAATCATGCTGACTCAGATAATCTGATATGGTAGTCCTACCAGACACAAATAGGACTGATGATTGTACTCAATCTGACACAGATAATTCTGATAGCTTTGTTGGTAGTGTGATAACAACCAACTAACGATGTAGAAGTTTATATTGATGTTTATTCTGGACAGGGGTTCGACTCCCCTCTAGTCCACTTCTTATTTTACAGGAAAAATAATGCAGACAGAATTATGTAAATTAATGAAAGAACACGGTAGTGATAAAGCGACTTGGCATAATTATACGCTATTTTACTATGATATATTTTTACCCTTTAAGGATAAAGCTTTTAATTTTTTTGAACTGGGTCTAGGTACAAAAAATGCAAATATTCCTTCAAATATGAAAATGATCGATGCACACGCAGAAACCAAACCCGGCGGCTCACTAAGAGCTTGGGAAAAATTTTTTTCTAATGCTATAATATATGGAGCGGATATAGATCGAAATATATTGTTTCAATCAGACAGAATACATACTTTTTATTGTGATCAAACAGATCCTAAAACTATCTATGATTTATGGAACAATGATATTCTCAAAAATCTAACTTTTGATATCATTATAGATGATGGTCTTCATACTATTGATGCCAATATTTGTTTTTTACAAAACTCTCTGAAAAAATTGAGCAAAGATGGAGTGTATATCATTGAGGATATTTCATTAAAGGATATGCCTCTTTACAATGAAACACTATTACGTCTAACAGAAAGTTTATTTTTTAACCACAAAATTATACCTTTTAATCACTATATTAATAATCACGACAATGCAATTTGTTTAATTACACACGAAGAAACCCCACAATGACTCTTACTACAGATAATATTTTTACACATACGATCAGTAATGATTTTATAAGTTTAATTATATCTAACTCCAAAAAAGCAGAGATTGGAGGAAAGTCTCAAATTAGAGCTGCTAATAAAAGAGCTTCTAATTTAGCAGAAGATCAGCTTGTCGGTCAAATATCAACATATTGTGCATCAATGATTTTGACTGGATCTCCAGAAGGATATATTCAAGCAAGAGATAAAGCAAACGCTAATCCTTTAGCTGGAGATAATGGAGTAGACATAGCTGGTTTGCCTAATGTGGATATTAAGGGGAGTCTGATGAGGTACTCTAATAATCCTCTTAACTATAGATTATTGGTTCGACAGAAAGAGAGACACGAAAACTGGATTTATGTTTTGGCATTAGTTCCAAAAGAAAGACCATATAAAACATATCTTGTTGGATGGGCTAATGATAATGATCTACCATCAAAACCTTATGACGGTGAGATAAAATCTTTACATGGGGCATACGTTATTGAGGCTAGAAATTTGAGGAAAATCGAAGAGCTAATTTCTGTTAAAGTATAACTATGTCTAGAAAAATTTGTTCATATTGTGGCAAGCGTAAAAATAAGGGGAGTTTCCCTAAACACAGTATGTATAAAGATAATCTTGATAGTAGATGTAGAAAATGCGTGAAGAAACATTCTAAGGTTAGAGTTAAGCTACACAAGAAAGCCCCTCCAAAACCAGAAGTTTGTGAGTGTTGTAAAAAAATCCCATACAAATGGTGTTTGGATCATGATCATGACGACGATAGTTTTAGAGGATGGCTTTGTGAACCATGTAATACTGGCATAGGAAAACTTGGAGATAATTTTGCTGGTATTACGAATGCTATGAATTATTTTCTTTCAAGACAAAAACGATATGAAAAACAAGATTAGAGAACATTTAATAGAAAACGATATGACTTACTATCAGCATTTTAAATTTGCTGTATTTTTTGGATTCTTATCTGTACTAGCAGGTTTTTGTTTGATAGTTCATGCGTTTTTCCCATGCTGGTTTCAAACGTCTGGTAGTGATTTGGTTCAGTCAATGGCTATTGTGTTCAAGAAACGAAAACGATTAGACGATACTTGACAAGTGGACTACCGTATGGTAGAATTGGGACAACACAGGAGAAAATAAAAATGTCGTTTGAGCATCTTAATGGTTTTGTTCGTGATCTGAAAGCAACTAGTAGTACTCTTGATAAGGTTGGCATTATTGAGGATTATACTTCCTCTAATGAGAGTGGAGCAAATTTTCTTAAAAAGATTCTGCTCTATACTTATCATCCTCTTTGGCAGTATAATGTAACTAGTGATAATCTTAAAAAGAAAAGTCATCTGCGTGGCAGAGTCTACAAGTCTATATTTGATCTGTTGGATGCTTTGAAGAATAGAGAAATTACAGGTCATGATGCCATTGGAGCAGTTAATAGCTTTATTGACAATCAAAGAGAATACGAAGAACTCGTTCATTGCATCATTGACAAGGATTTGAAAACCCGTGCTGGAGATAAGCTGATTAATAAGGCTATTCCAGATCATATCCCAACATTTAGTGTTGCTCTAGCGGACAAGTATGTTCCTAAAATTGTAGACTGGAAGGATGGGTGGTATGTTAGCAGGAAGATCGACGGTGCTAGATGTATTGCTATTGTTGACGGTAATAGTAATACTACCTTTTATTCCCGCACGGGAAAAATCTTTGATACTCTTGATATTGTTAGCGGTGGCATTAAAGCTTTGGGACTTACTAATGTAGTTCTTGATGGAGAGCTTTGTCTGGTTGATGAAGATGGTAACGAGGATTTTCAAGGAGTAATGAAGGAACTTCGCAAGAAGGATCATACTATTCCTAATCCTTCCTATAAAATTTTTGATATGATTACTCATGACGAGTTTTATAGTCAAAAGGGAGAAAAGAATCGACCATTTAGTATCAGGCTCAAGAATCTTACAGAAGTTATGAAGAAGAATGAGTGTCCTTGTTTGACGCTGTTGGAACAATCTTTGGTGAAGGATGAGAGTCACTTTCAAGAGTTTGTGACCGAATCCAATCAGAATGGATATGAGGGGCTTATGCTTCGATCTGACGCTCCATATAAAGGTAAACGATCCAAAGACCTATTGAAGTATAAAGCGTTCTCAGATGACGAATACGAAGTTCTGGACACAGAAATGGGGCCATTTCGTTATGTTAAGGATGGTGCAGAATGTGAGGAGACTATGTTGAGTTGCGTGATGATTCAACACAAGGGTCATACTGTTAGAGTAGGGTCTGGTTTTAGTATCGAACAAAGACAAGAGTTTTATAAGAATCCTAAGAAAATTCTTGGCAAGCAAATAACTGTACAATATTTTCAAGAGACAGAAAACGAGAAGGGTGGGCTTAGTCTTCGCTTCCCCACTTTTAAGATTCTTCATGGAGAAGAAAGAGACATATAGAATTATGCCACCAGCATGGAAAGAGCTAGGTTTTAGAACTTATGATGCCTATATAAGGTCTAGGCTCTGGTGGAATATAAGGCAACTAGTCTTAGAACGAGATGGTAGATGTTGTCAGGTTTGTGGCTCTCCTTCTAAAACAGTTCATCATATTGATTACACAAAAATTATCATGCTGGGTCAGGGAGATCAGCATGAATTAATTACATTGTGTGAACCATGCCATAATTTTGTTGAGCAAGACAAGCATATTGGTAAAAAGAAAAGCTTGTTAAATAAATTATTTTGTCAAAATAGCAAAAATACTTTAGATGAATGGCAAATTTGGGCTCAAGCATTTAATAGTGATATTCAATATAATTCAGAAAGACTATTTGAGCATAACCATATCAAGAGAAAGAAACATAAGAATAAAAACAAAAAGAAACCTATCTCTACTAATGCTAATAAACCAGAAGTAATAAATACAACATCGAAAAAAGAAGAATCGTCTTTAGATGTTATAAAAAATGAAATTGATAACTATATAAAGCAACATAAAAAGAAAAAAAAGCCTAAAGCTGTTGACAATAAAGATATTAGCAATTATTTTAAAAACAAAGATCAATCATGGATTAATTCTAAAGTAAAATATTATAATAATCTTAGTGAAGATGAAATTAAAAAACAACTACGTCAAGCTTTTCCATATTTTATAAATCTTCTATTGAATCATCCTAATGCTAGTGAAAAACTTAAAAGTTGCATAAGGCCACATTTCCAAAAAAATAAACCGAAAGAAACTTTTCAACAAAAAAGAATAAGACTAGAAGAACAATACCAAAAACAAAAAGCTAAAAAGAAAACTAAGCTATCTGGTAAACTGCCAGCATGGACTACTAATCATAAAACCATTATACCTAAACAAGAAAATCCATTGATGAAATATGTGAAGGAAGTAAAGGATAAAACCGATTGACCAGTTTCCGGTATGGTGTATAAAATTATCCCGCCTTACTGGAGATATTAAATGATCAAAGTTATTCTTCGCTCTCTCATATATCCGTGGTTTATTCTATTTATAGGATTCTCTATAGGTTTTATTTGTAATTCAGAATGGTTTGGTTACAAATATGTGCTTGTGGAAAGATCAGTACGAAATATATTTTTTCCAATAAAATATGACGAAAAAGTAGAAGAATGGGTCAAATCTAATGGACGATTAAGATTATGGGCAAGCCTAGACTGTCCAAAAGATTTTGAGATTGTTCATGAGTTTGTAAAAGGAGAAGAGCATTATTGGGCTGTTTATAAGACCAGAGATAGTAAAGGTAAAGAAATTAAAGACATTGGTAGTGTCAGAGTTAAGTGGAAAACATGGGAATACTATTATAAATTAGACGAGATTATAGATAAGCATGGGTCTAGGAAATTAGATTGATTCAAGATGCGGGGCTTGACAAAACGATAGGACTAGTGTAGAATGTCAGCATACACTTTGGAACAAACTTTTGAGGACACTATGACAGAGATTATTGTTGAGAAAAAGCCAGTTGTGATGAGTACCACCAAGGCTGATGAGTTTTTTAAGAATTTTCCCAAGGATAAGGTAGTTGCCTATAAAGACTATTGGGAGAGTGTTCGTCCCAAGTCTGACGAAGATATTTTTCGTCGCTATCTCTTTTCGTATTGCAGCGTCCACACAACTTGGCAGGGCAATGTTAAGGGATATAATGCTATTAAGAATTTTAGCGAGTGGCTGGACAGTAAAGAAACTCTTTTGACAAAACTCCACAAGAGCGGCGTTGGATTGCATAATAATCGTACCAATTATATCTGGGATTTTAGCACCAAGTTTTGGGCTAATCCTAAAGATTTTTATCTGACCACCAAGAAGTATCATGTTAAGAAGCGAGACAGTATTCTGAATAAGATTAGTGGAATTGGTCTGGCTAAGATTAGCTTTGCTCTGGAGATGATTCATCCTAATGAGGCTAGAGTATTGTGCGGAGATATTCATCAACTTAGGCTTTACGATGTTGAGGCTCTAAAGTATAATAAGTCTAAAGTCGGATCAGAAATTTACAAAAAGATGGAACGTCACTGGATGGTAAATTGTGGCAAACTTAAGATTCCATCGTATGTTGCACGATCAATTTATTGGGACGATCTTCAAAAGAAGGAAGATAGCCGTTACTGGAGTTATGTTCTGGAGAGCTAATTATGCAGAATGGTAAGGGTTCTAAAAGACGAGAGAGTTTGGTTTCTCAAGAGACTTGGGACAAAAACTACGAAAGAATTTTTAGAAAGAAAAAAGATGGGAAGCGTGACGAATCTAAAAGAAAATAAAAGCCTCTTTATTCCGTGTTCTTGTAAGAGCGAAATTTTAGTTATTGAATATGATCATGAAATTCAATTGGCTGATTTAGCAATATTTGAGCATTATACAAACTATAGTAATAAGATGTCATTATGGCAGAGACTAAGGTATTGTTATAAGGTTTTATTTGAAAGAAAACCATACGCAGATCAGATGGTGCTTGACAATAAACAGCTCAAAGATTTACAAAAATTTCTTAATGGTCTGACTCTTTAAGGTGTATAATAATAGGTTATCGAAAATAAACAAGGAGGCTAATCATGGTTGTTAGAACAGTAACAGAATACATGAACGATCAATTAGCTGATAGAGTAAAACTTCTTCAAAAAGCATTAAACAGTGCTGAAAATATTATAAATACTCTAGAAAAAGAAAATCAAAGACTCAAAGACGTTCTTGCTAACCTAGCGTCAGAAAATAACGAAGGTTACATTCTTGATAGTGAGACCTTTAATGAGCCAATGTTTACGGTCTAAGAACAAAAGAATTATAACGCAAATTGGGGAATACGAATATTTAATTGAGGGAGAAAGCGATTGGGCAAAATTTGGTTGCCAATCAGATATTTCAATAATAACCTCTGCTAATTTAGATGGCGGGCCTTTTTTGTTAGTTGGTGATTCTTTTTTGGGTAAAGGCAAAATATCCTCAATACAAAATATTGACAGTGGCAGGGATGGGTATATAATAATTAAGGTTACTCTATACTCTCCGAAGGAAACATGATGATACCAGAACTTATTCCAGTAGTTGGATACTCTCAAGCAATGTTAATTGCTGGCTATTCAAACTATCAGATTCAACAAATTATTAAAGGGTCTAGCTATGAATCAGTTTCACAAAAGCAATAAGAACAGAGTTTTCTTTGGTGTTTGTGGAGGACTAGCAGAAAGTCTAGGATTAGATGTTTCTGTAGTTAGGCTGGGATTTGTTGCTGGTGCGATTTTTACCGGAAGTATTCTTTTCTGGGCATATTTACTAATGGCTCTGGTTCTTCCAACAGAGGATTGATCTAATGGATAAGATAGTGGGTGGTCAGAAAGTATTTTTTACTGCTGATCTTCACCTTGGACATAAAAATATCATAGGATATTGTAATCGTCCATTTTCTACTGGTGGAGAGATGGACGCTAAAATTATTTCTTCTATAAACGAAACAGTTGGACAAAACGATATTCTTTACGTTATAGGAGATTTCTGCCATAAAGGCGGAACGGCTCTATCTTATAGAGAAAGAATAGCTTGCCAAAATGTGCATATTATTCTTGGCAATCATGACGAACCAACTAAATTCACTAGCGGATTCTCTAGTGTCTCTGATCAAAAAATGATTCTGTATATCAATCAAAAAATATTCATGTGTCATTATCCTATGAGAAGTTGGTCTGGTAGCTATAGAAAAAGTTGGATGCTTTATGGTCATGTTCATGGCAGACTGCATCGTGAGGATGTTGTTTCTGGGACGCTCACGCTTGATGTAGGCGTGGATAATAAAAGAGATGGGGTGGAGTTTGGTACTCCTTGGAGCTTTAAAGACGTTCAACAGCAATTTCTGGCGAGAACGAAAAAAATTTCAAGGTCGCCCATTGACATTGACGATACCATACTGTATAATCGAAGGAACAACGCGAGGTAAGATCAGTCGCTCGACTGAGCCTCGCTTGTAAGATTGGTTAAGAATTTGGAGGTTGATTATGGCTGAAGTTACTACTACTGAGAAGCAGACCCGTGTTCGTTGCAGTGATCAGCAGTTCCTTGAGGCAGTTTTTTCTAGCAAGACCTATGCTGAAATTGCTTCTAAGACTGGTCAGAAGGTTCCTAGTACAATGGCTCGTTATGCTCGTACTAAGGCCGCTCTGGCAAAGAAGGGCGAAGAACTTCCCGCTATGGAACGTGCCAAGCCCGTTAAGCAGGTTGATAATATCGAGGCTATGGCCGATATTGTTCGCCGCTTGAAGGATGCTCATACTGCTCGTTGATAGTCTGTAGTCCATCCAAATGCTTCCAACTACATCCCTCATAAATATTATTAGAGACACATAGACAAACATCTAACCAATCGTTATGATATGTAGCTTGGAGGCATCATGCCCCCGTGGTGAAATTGGCAAACACAACGGACTTTTAGTAAAATTGGAGTGCTTAGAGAGAAATCTTTAAAGTAGAACCTGTCAAATTCGGTGGAACCTGTAAAATGGCAATACCGAGCCAAGCTTAATAGCAATATTATGAAGGTGTAGAGACTTGACGGCAGGAACCTAAAGTGAAAGCTATGGTTAAGGTAAAGTCCAGACTACAAACAGAAATGGTAACGAAAGTTATAGTAGTAAGAAAATCCGTTGCCAGTAATGGCTTGTCGGTTCAAATCCGACCGGGGGTACTTAAATAAAGGAACTTTTATGACATTTGATCAATGGCTAAATGAAATCGAAGGATATAGCGTCAGACACGAAAGAGCCATGAGCGACATAAGAAATTGTGTTGCAAAAGGAGAAACTGACGATATAATCAAATGGTTGATGGCAGCTTATGCTATGGGTCACGAACAAGGTTATGATGTTGGATATTATGACGCTAATGAAGAATGTCAAGAAAAGTTTGATGAATATCGAATGGGAGATGACTTTTAATTATGGCATATAATCTATACAATCTAACTAAAGAAGAAATTAAGATAGCAATCATTCAATATATTGTTGAGAATAAAAAGATTTCTACTAGTTCAGAACTTTCCATAATGGAAAATAAGTATGATATTAGATTCATTGTTGAATATACTTATCAGAAGGACAGTTTGACAGGATATTATAAGCCTCAATTTAAGGGTGTAGAAATTTCTATCTTAGAATGATCGAAGAATATGACAATTGGGAAGATAACATAAGAAGGACATTTCTAGAACTAGGAAACTATATGGATCAAGATATTAACGATAATATTGTTCATACTGTATGGATAGGAAATAAACTTCCTCCTCTGGCTATTCTATCCATTAAGCTGTGGCAAAGACACAATATAACTCCTTATCTATGGAGTTATTCTAGTATAGAGAATGTTCCTAGTGGAGTAGTTTGTAAAAACGCTTCAGAAATTATGCCTTCAGATTCCATGTTTACTTTTCAAGGAGACAGAGAAAACATCAATCTGGCTAATGATGGTAAAGGATCGTATGCTCATTGGTCTGATATATTTGAAATGGCTCTTTTAAATAAATATGGGGGATGGTATTCTCAATTAGACGTTGCTCCTTTAAACCTTCCAACAGATCGAACATATTACTTTGCTCATCATGGTATGCGTAATATTGTTAATACTTTTGTTATGAAAACCCCACCCAATGCTCCATTTATAGCTCAATGTCTGGAGCAAATGAATAGGGAGATAAATAAAGATACCGCCCATCAAATCAAATGGTACGACTGCATGAGAATAATAGGTAAATATATTAATGAACACTCACTTCAAGAGCACATTTCTAAGAATAGCATAGAGTGTGGATTAGACTTCTTTGTTGATTCTACGTCTCGTCCAATTAACCAAGTTGAATTTGTTCATTGGTGTAACTCAAAATGCCTAAACCAAGATGAGCTAATATATAAATGTGATAAAAAATCATTTCTATATGAACTTCTCAAACAAGAAAGCATAGTATGAATAAGCACTCTAATCCTCTTGAGTCTATTATTGATTTTGCTTGGGCAAGCGGTGCTGATCTTTTCTTTGTACAAAATGCCAAGGATGAACTAAAAAAATTAAGAGAGAAAAATAAAGAGTGGGCTACAGAAGTCTATAGGTCTAATGAGTTTGCTGTTGAACAAACTAATGAATATCTAGCAATATCTGAGAAGATGCAAGCTTTAAAAGATTCTCTTGAAAGTCCTGTTGCTTGGGCTAGAATAAATGATAAGGGAGATTTGTTTGATCTGAGACTTCAAAATAATCCATACATTAATCAGGATACGGTAGTACCTCTTTTTAGATTAAAGCCATGAGACATAATGGAAATACTCTCTGTAAATCTATAGTACCATTTAATCATCCAAAGTCTAGAATAATGGAACTAGAACTTGTTACAGTTAGAGAGTATCATGATTATGATGGCGGCACATACATAGAAGAAGTTAAGACGGCTGCTGAATATTTAGAAAAAGACAACAATGCTTATGATGAACCATTCTATCATATCTATGCTAGGTTTCATAAGCACGATACTCGTCCCGGTAGATTTCTTGCTGAATTTTTTGATCTTGATAACGCCTTGAATTTTTTGCTAGATTTAACCGGCGAAGAACCAAAAGTTATATCATATTAATATGACCGACAATAAATACACCATCGACCTATTCTCGCATCACGACAATGGTGGATACTGTACGTTTTATTGTATCAGCAATAATAAGCATTTAGCCTTTAAGGAATTCATATCAAAAAAGAGAGCCGAATACGCTAGAAAAGTCCAGATTAAATTAAGCAAGTTCGATCTTGCACCAAAAGTACTCTCTAAATTATGCAAGATAAAGTATGAGACATTATTTCCTGGACAAAAAAGTGGATGGGGATATATTACTGAAGTAGCCAAAACAATCAATAAAGACACGGTATCTCTAAGTAAAATACAGAAGCTAGTTGATAAGATTCAATCAAAAACCAAGCTTAAATTTTGGGATTGTCATTGGGATAACCTTGGTTATATTACAAGAGACAATAAGAAATGTTTAGTTTGTATAGATACTGGAAAAGAGACTTGGGCTGGAGATGCAAATTATTTTGGCAATGTTGATCCCGGCCCCAAATGTTCATATTGTTTAAGATACCAATGTAAATGTACTGGAGAATAAATGCCATATATAAAAGAAGACCTAAGAAGTCAACTTGATAACTGTATAGATAAGCTCACAGATTGTATCAATACCCCGAAAGGATTACAGGGGCATATGGATAATAATGAATTCCTGACTATTTTAGGAGATATCAACTACTGTTTTTCTCGTATTTTAAGCTCTTTAATGAACGAACCATCTTATCCCAAGATTGCTATGATTACTGGTGTATTAGAAAATATCAAGCAAGAGTTTTATCGTCGTGTTGGTGAGCCATACGAGGATAAAAAGATTGTTGAAAATGGAGATATTAAAGAATATAAACGCCTAAAATAAAGAGAAAACAATGTCTAAAGAAATAGATAATATCCTCAAAGAAATTATTAAAAGCAATAAGGAGATTCATAATATGGATAGTTCTTTATCTAAAGACATTATTGATCTTAAAAAATCTATCAAGGCTATTGAAAACAAACTAAAAGGACTAGATCAAAAAATAGACAATGTTACCGAGATTCTAAATACTTTTGTGATACTAATAACAGAAGAAGAAGAAGACGAAGAACAAGATCTAGATGAAGAAGAGACAGAATGGAGTCCCTACGAACATAACGAATACGATCTTGAAGAAGAAAACAATGACGAAGAAGAAAACTATTAATGGCAAGTTTAGCTCTACTAGTAACAATCATTTTTATATCTGTGCTAATTATCGGGCCAATTAGTTATCTTCTATCATTATTTTCTTGGATGCCAAAGCTTGTTGTGTGGATGATGGGACTTCTTTGCATATTAGTTGGTGGCTTGACATTCACTTTGCCTGTGTTGCTTTTAAAAGTTTTCGGTCTGATAGACATAGCCATAGGCTTTAAAATAATTTCAGACAGACAACAAAAGAAAAGTGATGCTTGACAAGACGGTTTGCCGATGGTATACTTGAGCCATCACAGGAACGATAACACTTTTGGAGAAATAAGATGAAGTTGGCAGATAGGACGATTGAGACTCACAGTATTGGCGTTGCAAGCAGGAATCAGTTTAACATTGCTCAGACGAGCAAAATGTTTAAAATCCTTTCAGACTCTCTTTATTCTGATAAGGTTATGGCTGCGATTCGTGAGCTTTCTACTAATGCTTATGATAGTCATATCTCTGCCGGTAATAAGAATCCCTTTAAGGTTACTCTCCCCACTGCTGCCAATCCCACCTTTGTGGTGAGAGATTATGGTACTGGTCTTAGTCAGGAAGATATGGAGGACTTGTATACAACCTACGGAGCGTCCAACAAGAATGATAGTAATGATTTTGTTGGTTGTCTTGGTCTAGGATCTAAGAGTCCCTTCGCATACACCAAGAGCTTCACTACTGCATCATATTACAACGGTAAGAAGTATACCTATATTGCTGCGATTGACGAGAGCGGAGTTCCTACTCTGAATCTTTTCAATACTTCTAATACGTCTGAGCCTAATGGTCTTGAGATTAGTTTCGCTGTTAAGCAGCATGACTTTCAAGAGTTTACCGACAAGGCTAAGAGAATCTTCCACTATTTCCGCATGAAACCCATCCTTGAAGGTGGTATCGGTAATAATCTGCAAGATCATAAGTACAGTAATACCAATATCATCATCAGTGGTGAAGGTTGGAGGGTTTGCCGACTCAATAATGACAACAGTTATTTCCCCAGCAACTACCACCGAATTGATAGTGGTATCGTGGCTATTATGGGTAATATTGCCTATCCTGTTCAGACCGCACAGATCGTTGGTCAAGAGAAGGAAGAAATGCCTGATCATATCCAGAAGTGGAATAGGGCTTTCCAGAAAGCAGATATTGATTCTTGGAAGAGTTTCGTTGGAGAGATTCTTAACTCCGGCCTGTATCTTGAGCTTGATTTTGGTATCGGTGAACTGGAAATGGATGTTTCCCGTGAAGGTTTGCAGTATACCAAAGATGTGATCAAGACTCTGCGTAAAAAGACCCAAGAAATTTACATGGAGATGAAGGAAGAATTCTCCAAGAAAATTCAAGCCGCCCAAAACAAGGTAGAGGCAATTACTTCATATTATACTATGAATGAATTGGCTGGCGGCTGGGGTGTTGGTGCTACTTGGACTGATCCCAAGGGCAAAGATCATCCTATTAATTCTGGTAATGACTTGGAATATAAAATTCCTGCCGGTAAGAGTCTGTACGTTTTTAATTACAAGACTGCTGGCTATCGTTCTCGTCGCCAAGTTGCTCTAACAGACAGAATCCATCACGAAACTCTTACTGGTAAAGGTTCTTATTACTGGAATAACCAGAAGAAGAAGGGTACAATGGCTTTCTTTGTGTGCGACGTTGCGAGTGAAGAAAGCGCCAAGAAAATTCTCACAAGATATTGTAATGCTAACGATTGCTTTGCTTATCTGATGATCGACACTAAGGATCATACAAAAAGTAACGAAGGGTTTGATCAACTGGTCGAAGATGTTGGGGCTGAAAATCTGCTCAAGGTTTCAGACTATAAGCATCTGACACAAAGTTCTGGCCCAAGAAAGTCTTATAATAGAAATTCTAATGGTAGTGTCAGCGACCAAGACGTATTTTTTATCCACGGTTATGATAAGGATAGTAAGCAGATTACTAATCCTTACAATGATGCTACTTCTCTGAGAATTCTTTCAGAAGAACAGCTAGAGAATTTTCTGGAACAAGATGAGATTGTTTATGTTCCCATGTTGAGGTATGGAACTGAACCTGAGTCTGGTTGCCCAGAGATCAATAGCATTAGTAGAACTCTCCAAGAGGATACTCTAAAGAGCATAGTCAAGGACTTGATTGGCAATAGTAAGATTTATGCTATCAAAACAGCTTTCATTAAAAAGCTTGAGAAGGATGGTTATAATCTTGTTAACTTCAATGATTTTCTGAAGCGTCAACTCAAAGTTGTAGCACAAAAGCACTTTAAGAATCTCGGATCTATCAACAAGCTTATTGAATTCTGCAAGAAGGATTATGCTGAAGAAGAGAAGATGGCTGGAGGATACAGGTATTACCAGCATGGAACAACAGATAAGCAGTTTATGTTTCATATGCTGAATATCTTTGGTCTGGATTATGATAAGTTTATCGGCAATAAGACTCTTGTGGATTGTTTGAATAAGACCATGCTCACAGAGTTCTTTGCTAATACTGTTCATGTGAGTCCTTTTAATATTCCACGATTCAATCAAACAGAATATCTTTCCCATATCTCTAAGCTTATGAAAGAGATGGGGATTGAGGATGTTGATGGGAAGGAGATTCGTAATGCTAATTTGGCCTACAACACCTTGACAAAAATGATTGTTAATTACTTGTATGCTGGTGATAGTAAGTCAGATGCTTATCTAAAGATTATCCGTGGAACTTCTACGGAAGATTTGAAGAGATGGAGAATCTCTGAGATTAGGGAAAAGATTAAAACTGAGGTAGACAAGAATCCTATGCTCAAGGTTATTATGGGAAATCATCAAGTCTCTGGTAATCTGGTAGACCTTAAATCTAATCAGAATCCTATCATTGAAGATCGCTCATACTATGGAAAGCAGAGCAGGGATTGGGTTGAGCAGATGAGCCAGGAAAATATTGACCTATTTAAGATTCAGTTGAGTAGTTTGATCAAGTAGTCAGAAATTTCTCAAGACCCCTTGACAAGCTTGCCGATTAGTGTAAAATGACAGTATCACAGGTATCGTAACTAAAAACTAGGAGTTTGGATTATGGCTGTTCCGTTTATGTTTGTGGATGGTAATTTGACGCTGGTTCTTAATAACCAGAGTTATCAGGTGTTGCCGGATCATATCAACTATAAGTTGATTCTGGAAAGACTTCCTACTGCTACGGCAGAGGAACTGTTGGAAGTTGTTGATGTTCAAAAGGCTGTTGCTTCTTTTAGCGACGGTCTTGTGGAGATCAAGAATGGACAGGTTCTCTACGAGGGTGAGGAAGTTCATGGTAGTATTAGTAAGAGAATTCTGGAGTTTATGAGCAAAGGACTGCCTTTCCAGCCCCTTGTTAATTTCCTGAATAATCTCATGGAAAATCCAAGTATGCAGAGCCAAAAGGAACTGTACGATTTCTTGGAGCATGAGCATCTTCCGATTACTGAGGACGGTTTCTTCCTCGCCTATAAGGCTGTTCGTTCAGACTTTAAGGACAAGTATAGGGGAGTTTTTGACAATAGGGTTGGTAAGGTCTGCGAGATGACACGATCTAAGGTAGACGATGATCGTGGTCGTGGTTGTTCTAATGGACTTCATGCTGGGGCATTGAATTATGTCGCTGGTTATGGTAGTCTGGAGGCTGGCGACCGTATCGTAATCGTTAAGATTAATCCCAAGGATGTTGTGAGTGTTCCTAGTGATTGCAACTATGAAAAGCTCCGTACTTGCCGCTACGAAGTGGTTGCTGAGTATGAGGGTGAACTTCTCAAGCCTCTTTACAAGGCGGATTTTAGTCAGGACGATTACGAGGATGATGAGGACGATTATCTGAATGACTATGATGAGAGCTATTGGGATCAGTTTGATGATGAGGACGAAGATGAGGACGAGGATTATGTAGGCGATGAGGATGATTCGGATTTGGATAATGGACTCTACGGAAAGTATTGAAATTAGATAGTCAAGGTGGTGTTTGGAACTTGTAAGATAGTACCTATATAGTTTTTACTATCATACAATAGAGGTTCGATTCCTCTACCATCTTTTTGGATATTGCTTTTGATGGTAGTGTTTACTGTCCCAATATCAAAACTGTAGGCAGGAAGTGGAAAAAGGAAAACAAATGTTTAGCGATACTTTGGCTTTTAATCCGTTTGATAAGACTCATAGTGCTATTGGAACGAGAGATCAGATTACTTTGCGAAATAAGTTTTTTGATTCTTTTGGTGGTCAGCAGATTTTTTGTTATAATGGTGATCCTCGCAAGAAGATCAGTAGCATGAATCATACGGATCATCTTACCACCGTTGCTATTGCAAATGATAGTCAAGGTGCTGATGCTTATTTCTACGTTAATGGTGGACGTAAACAATATGCGATTAGTAGAATTCGTGCTTGTTTTGTTGATATGGATGCTGGGCGAGATGATCAGGGTCGTTATTTTAAGCCCAGTATCGTCATGCAAAAGAAAAAGGAGTTCTTGAACCAGATCAATAGCTTTCCAGTAAAGCCAAGCTGGGTTGTTGATACTCGCAATGGCTATCAGTGCTACTGGATTCTAAATCCAAACAATATCAATCCTCATAAGACTTATTGGAGTGGTATTCAAAAGAAACTGGTAAATCATTTTGGTGGTGATGCCAGAGCTATCAAGATCAACCAGATTTATCGTATCCCTTATACTTGGTGGAGAAAAGGTTGGGAGGGTAAGCAACCTTACTTTACTAGTATTCTGTCAGGATCAACTGGTAATCCGATAAATATCGAACAACTGAAACAGGCTCTTGATGGCGTTTCTGCTGTGGTTAATATTGTTGCTAATAAGACTAGCGATGAATGGTTTAAGGAATATGCTAAGGCTTATAAGAAGTCTGATATTACGGGGGTTCCAGTAGCAGTTAATGTTGCTGCAACTATTGCCAATCAGATGAACTCTTTAAACCTTAACACATATACCAATAGCACAGACGATATCAAGACAAAGTATGTCTATTCTGGTCATGGTATGTTCAATAAGGCTTATGGTGATCCTACTCCAGTATCTCCTGTAGATGACGAGGACGATACAGATTCTCTTGAGCCGCTTCCTGTTGACGCTGGGGGCGAGGATTTAGATCTTGACGGTTCTCAGACCAAGCTTTTAAAGACGGTCGTGGAGTTCCTTAATCAAGTCTCAACGCCGCTCTACTTTAGCAATAATAGATTCCTGTCTAATTCTGCTAAGGAACTGGCATCTAAAATCAGCGACAAATTTTGTATCGGGTGAAATATGCACGAAGATTATGAAGATGACAACTACGACGACCACGATGATAGTCAGGACAATTTAGAGAGTCATTATAAAAAATATTTCAAGTTTGATCCCGCTGCGTGGGATGCTTGGGGGAAAATGTTATATGATACTCTAAATGACATAGTTGAATATCCTTCAAACGTATGGTATATTGGCCCGAGTTTTCCGAAAGGTTCGTTACCTGTGAATGATTACTTCTCCAAGTCAGGGAGCCTTAAAAACTCCCTGTATTTGGGGAACAATCATTACAAAGAGCCGATCTATAAAACCAAATACTTTGTTCATGACAAACTAAATACTGATTACAAGAATCACTTAAGATCACACGCGGTTCACTTTTTACAACTGCCGAACTACTATAAAGGACTGTTCGACATTTTAAATTAAAGGATAAGGATGCTACCAGCAGCACTTTTATATTTAGCAATGGCTTTTGGTTCGTTAACGGAGACCCCATTCATAGCTTATGATTTGGCAAACAATATGAGTCAATCAAAAAGAATAGAATGGACAAAAATGTCTGATGATTCTGGCAATGTAAGATTCACTATCACCTTCTATAAAATGCCGATTTTAGCTGAGTTGGGTTTTGAAAGAACTTTTGTCAATAAACACAATAACTGTCAAACAGAACTTAAAAAGAAAAAATGATTATGAAAACCTATTTTGAAATTACCTTTAATCGCAGTCAGTATAATAATGAATTTAATACCATGTCAGAAGCTCTTAGTGTTGTAGAAAAAATAATTAACGAAGATAGGGCGATACCCGAAACAATAATAGAAAGAGACAGAAAGTCTGATAGGGTTGTAGCTATTTACAAACCAACTTTTAGTGCTAAACTTATATGTACTGAAATACCAAAATATAATGGAGCTTCACTATTATCATGAAAGATCAAAACGAACCGTGGTTTTATATCAATGATTTAGAGGGTTTTGTAGATAATTCTAGACAACTAGTTTTCAAGTTTTTTGGTCAGAGCAATGAAATAGCAGATGATTCACTAACCGCTTCGTTAGCATCATTAGGCGATTTAGATCAAGAAGAGCTTGATAAAACAATATCACATGAAGAAGCGACAGTAATAATTAAGAATAGAGCTAAGATTCAAATCAATAGAAAGTCTAAGCAAAAAAGATATTGCATAAATGACGAGATATTGCAGCTTATTATAGAAGATCTTAATAGTAGAATGGTAAGTAATATACTTACAAAATTAGTAGTAGACGGTGTTATTGAGAGCGCTTTTGATACAGAAAAGAACGACTTTATTTTTTGGGTGAAAGAAGAAGATGATCAAAACTCTAAACCAGAAACCGACTGAACACGATATCCATCTAAAATATTTATGCCAACAGTGCGGAGAAACGCATTGGCTATCTTTTTTAGAAGCATCTACAAAAAACTTTAAAGTAGTATGCCATTGCGGTAATACTTTTAAGGTAAAAAGAGTAGATGGATTCAAGCTTAAGTACGCGAATAGAAAAAAGAAGCCAGCAGTAGTCCAGCATACCTCAGACCCTATGGTATCAGATAGTCTGACAGAACAAGAAATTCCTGTTGACCTACTGAATAATTGTGTTAAAATACTTATTGGCTATGGCTACGATAAGCAGGAGTCAATAGAACTCCTATCTTGTGCGTATAGAAAAAATCCGGTGGATAGCGTATCATCTTTGGTTAAACAAACTTTGGCATCATTAAAGGATCTTTAAATGAGTATTAATGTTATTAGACCGTCTTGTTTTAATGATATTGTTGGTCAATCAGAAGTGGTCAACAGACTAAAAATCATCACTCACGGCTGTAAAATGTCGGGCAGCGTGATGCCTCATACTTTAATAGACGGGCCTCCCGGCCTTGGTAAAACGACAATAGCCAGTTCCATAGCGAACGAACTAGGCGTGAACTTATATACCATCAATGCTGCGAATATCCGAAGCATCAAAAATATACTACCTTATCTTATGGGGATTGCTCCTCAATCAGTATTGTTTATTGATGAGATTCATAGACTGACTAAGATAGTAGAAGAATTTTTATATCCCGTAATGGAAGATTTTGTTCTTAATATTACTGTTGAAGATAAACCTGAAACTATTGATCTTCCACTATTTACTTTGATTGGGGCTACTACCAGCGGTGGTAGCTTAAGCCAACCTTTCTATGATAGGTTTACTATTAAAGAGCATCTTTCCTATTATAGTTGTGATGAACTAGCTAAACTAGCCAGATCGAACGCAGATAAGCTCGGACTAAACATTAAGGAAGACGATCTTATTGAGATAGCAAAAAGGAGTAAGGGTACACCAAGAATTTTAAACGCTAGACTACAATGGTATAGAAACTACACTAGTTTTTATGAGGGTAAAGAGGTCAGTATTGATGAGATATTTAATAACCAGGGTATTGACTCAAGAGGTCTAGATGTCTATGATAAGATGTATCTGGATGTTCTAAAGAAGTCTAAGGGTGCAGCTTTGGGATTAAAAAGTATATCATCACTAACTGGCATAGCTATTGAAACTATCGAGAATAGCATTGAGCCTTATCTTGTAAGGATGGGCTATGCGGTTAGAACTCAAAAAGGAAGAGTTCTAGGAGATGTTTCGTAAAACAATATTAACTTTTCTACTTATCTTATCTATGATCAACAATAGTCAGGGGCTTTTCGCGGCCCCTGCTATTTTTGTTGATTCTCCAGCAGATGCTTTTGCTCTAGCAGCAGACACTAAAAAAGACCTGCTTATTATCTTTGGTGCTAATTGGTGTGTATATTGTAATATCCTGAAAAATGATATTAAAACCAATCTAAATATAGTTGAAGATAAAATTGTTTGCTTTGTAGACTTTGATCAGAATAAGGATATGGTCAAAGAATATAGGGTTAGAACTATCCCAGACTATATGCTTTATAGAGACAGCATAGAAATCAAAAGAAAAGTCGGATATAAAAATAAAGAGAAATTTCAAGAATGGCTACTAAATAATGAATGATATATCTTTTACTATCAATATACCAACATTAATTTTAGGATTTTTATTTGGCGGGTGTTTATTTTTAATAGGCTATTTTTATGGTAAATCTAGGTCTGTTGATACTCATGGTGTATCATTTTATGGAGAAAATAAGCCACGAAGTTTTTTTAGTGAAAACAACAAGGCGGCAAAACCAAAAATTAATATAGATGACACTAAGGTAGTTACTGATATCAAAACAGATGAGCTAGAAAAAAAATATGAACAGTTAGGAGATATTAAAAACTCCAATGAAAATATTAGTAGCTCTATAAACAAGCTTAAAAATATGAAAAATAATTTATGAAAATTTGTGGTATTTATCAAATCATTAATATCGTAAACAATAAAAGATATATAGGTCAATCTATTGATATTAAAAATAGATTTATTCGACATAAATATCAATTAAATAAAAATATTCATGATAATAAAAAACTACAAAATGCCTGGAACAAATACGGCAAACAATCTTTTAAATTTGAGATATTAATTAAATGTAATAAAGAGCTTTTAAAAAAGCTAGAAAAACAAGAAGTAGAAAAAATTGCTGAACACAGCTATAATATCAGTAAAAACTATGATAATCTTTATGGAAAGAATAATCCATTTTATGGAAAAACACACAATCAAATAACAAAAGAAAAAATGTCATTAATAGCAAAAAGTCGCACTGGAAATAAAAACCCCAATTATGGCAATAAAAATTCTATTAAAACAAAAATTAAAGCAGGACATAATAAAAAAACCAAATTGACTAAAAAACAAGTTACAAAAATTATAAAGACCCAAAATAAGACGCATCAAGAAATTGCTAATATATACGGGGTTTCAAGAAGCGTTATCACTAGAATTAAAAATGGCACAAGATGGGGCCTTATCACTAATATTAATGGAGACAATATATGAGCGGATGCGGATTAGATGTAGGTACCAGCTATATAGTATTTGCAAAAGAGAAGAATGAACAAAATGAAAATGTAGTCTATAAAGACTTTAGAGACGCTTTTTATGTTATCAAGCCAACGACACCAGTAGCCACTAAGATGATAGAAAAAGGACTAGCGGGGAAAGTTTTTATTAAAGATAGTGATGGCTCTTTTATTCTTTTAGGCAAAGATGCAATAGAAAAAGCAATAGAAAGAAACGACACAGCAAAAAGACCAATGTACAAAGGAGTAGTTTCTGCTAAAGAAAAAGACGCAAAGAAGATCCTAGCTTTTATATTGAAAGAGGTTGTTGGTCAGGCTTCTGAAAAAAATGAACAGCTTGTTTTTTGCGTTCCTGCTCAACCAGTAGATCAAGAAGATGAAGATTTTGATGTTGGATATCATGAAGATGTAGTAAAAACCATATTAAGTGAATGTGGCTATAATGCTAAAGCTATTAATGAAGCTGAAGCATTATGCTATGCTGAACTAGATATAGAAGATTATACAGGAATTGCTATTAGTTGTGGTGCTGGCATGACAAATGTTTGTGTCATGTTAAATGGAGAACCTACTGTAGTATTTAGTACAACAAAAAGCGGAGACTGGGTAGATCGCATGAGTGCGGTAGCAACAGGAGAACCAGATAGTGTTGTACAGGCAGAAAAAGAGGGTGGTGGCTTTGTAATAGGAGAACCAAACGATAGTCCTATTTTAGGAGCAGTGTCCTCATACTATGAGAGACTAATAGACTATACAACAAAACAACTAGCACATGCCCTAACTAATCACAAGTCTTTACCAAAATTTAAAAATCCATTAACAATTATTGTTGCTGGTGGTACTTCGCAAGCTGCGGGATATATTGAGGAGTTTGCTAAAAAGCTAGAAGAAAATGGGTTTCCTCTTGCAATCAAAGAAGTAAAACACGCATCTGATCCATTACATGCCGTTGCTAAGGGATGTCTAATAGCCGCCAAGGTATTATAAAACTTTATGATCTAGTATGCTACACATCATTACCCCATGTTCAAGACCTTTTAATCTATTAAAAATATTAGACACTATTCCTACTAAAGCAAATTGGATTATTTGTTATGACAATAAACATGGCGATCTGCCTATTCAAAGCCATAATAATATAGAAATATTAAATTGTGTAGATACTGGGGCTTATGGAGTCAAAGCGAGAAATCACGTATTAGATAATTATTCTTTTAATGATAATGACAGCATACTATTTCATGATGATGATAATATTATTCATCCAGATCTATATACTGAAATTCAACCATTACTAGATAATGATTACTCTATGATATGTTGGGGACAGTTGAATTCAGATAATTCTATACGTCTTTATCCTCCTAGAAAACGCCCTAGGATTTACTGGATAGATACAGCATCATACTTGATTAAATGGAGATATAATAAAAATATTAGACATATAGAGAAATACACTAGCGATGGGTACTATGCTCAAGCCTGTTACGATAAGACAAAAACCATTAGAATTAATAAATTTTTATCTTATTACAATTACTTGAGAAATACATAATATGTTTAATTTTCTGAACAAAATCAGATACGCAGTAAGGTCTCCTAAATGGCAAAACGTAAGAAAAGAACATATTAAAAATAATCCGTATTGTATCTCTTGTGGTAGAGATAAAAGGCTAGAGGTCCATCATATAAAACCTGTACACTTATTTCCCGAGCTAGAATTAGATCCAGACAATTTGGTCACTTTATGTGCCGATCCATGTCATCTACTATTTGGACACTTAATGAACTTTAAAAGCTATAATAAAATGGTTATTGAAGATTCCATGGTGTATCTTAACAAAGTAAAAAATAGACCATAATTTATCGATTAGCTGATAAAGGAGTAGGATATGATCAGACCCACTACATTATTAGGGGCTATACTCCTATGCATAACCAGCATTGTATCAGCAGGAACTATAGATCCTAATACTCCTGATAGTAAACATCTTGAATACGGCTCTAAGTTTCCTAGTGTTGTTAAACTGTGTTGCTTTGATGGGGTTGGACTATCATGTGGTTCAGCCGTTATTATTGATCCCCACTGGATATTGACGGCTGCTCATGTTGTAGAAAAGTGCGAAGCCTGGACTATAACAACAGAAAATAAACAGTATAAAGTATCCAAAATGATCAGCTATCCAGAGTATGAATCCGAAAAATTTGGATATCATGATATAGCATTAGGCTATGTAGAAGAAGAACTTAAACTAGAATACTATCCTCCACTTTATTCTAATGACGATGAGATAGGCAAAGTTTGCAGTATGGCTGGATGGGGATTTACTGGAACATTTAATACTGGAATAAAAACATCGGACGGAAAAAGAAGGGGTGGTTCAAATTTTATTGATGGTACAGAACGAAATGTTCTCGTCTGCTCCCCTTCTAGGAGACATAACAAGTTCACAGAGCTTGAGTTTTTAATTGGAAGCGGTGATAGTGGGGGTGGTCTCTTTATAGAGGGAAAACTTGCAGGAATCCATTCGTCTGTAGTTGCGATAGATAAAAAACCAGACTCAACATATACCGATGAAAGCTGTCATACAAGAATTAGTCTATATCATAAATGGATTATAAACACAATGGAGAATTATGTCCATGAGAAGAAATAATCGTAAAAACGATTGTAGCCTATTACCATATATAAAAGAAAATGTATATGGATTATCTCCTAATGATCCTGAATTTTATGGTTGGGAAATTAAAAAATTTGATATCCCAAACCATTGGAAATTCTCTAAAGGAGAGAATACAAAAATAGCCGTTATAGATACTGGGTGTGATTTAGACCACCCAGACTTAAAAGACAATCTATTAGATGGTAAAAACTTTGTAGACCCTACTAAACCCCCTTTGGATGTTGCTACACACGGAACCCATGTGGCAGGAACCATAGCAGCTATAGATAATGGAAAAGGTATGGTGGGTGTTGCTCCGAGAGCGAAAATTATCCCTATTAAAGCGTTAGACGATAAAGGCAATGGTAACATATCTAATATTTCCAATGCGATAATATGGGCTGCAGACCAAAAAGCGGATTTTATTTCTATGTCTTTAGGCTCTTCTAGGAGTTCTACAGAACTAGAAAATGCGATCAAATATGCATACTCTAAAGGTATTATTATCTTTTGCGCTGCGGGTAACTCCGGTCCTAATACAGAGATTATGTATCCAGCCAGATATAAACAAACTATTAGTATAGCCGCTATAGATGAAAAACTAGAAAGAACATCTTTTAGTTGCAGCGGAGACTCCTTGGATTTTCTTGCTCCGGGAGATAAAATATTAAGCACAGTTCCAGATAATAGTTATGCTATTATGTCTGGTACTAGTATGAGTACCCCATTCGCTGTTGGATGCGCCGCACTATATCTCAGCTATCTCAGAAAAACAAAAAACGATAGTCGTTTTAAAATTTCTATGGAAGATCTTATAGAAGCTTTTAAGAATAAGGCTAAACCTTTGACAGACCCAAAATATCAAAGTATAAAATATCAGGGTTATGGTATCCTTTATCCTGCACCATAATAAAAGAGTAGTCCAGACACTATGCGGCCCCTTGACTTCATCATACATACGGCTATAGTAAAGAATCATCTCCGTGGATGTGATACCTTTTAGATACCTTAAGAGAAAATGAACAGAAACTTTGATTTTCGTGACGAGCCTCCTAAAAATAATAAATTTAGAGAGAAGAAGCGTAATAAAAAATTTGTTAGCGAAGAAGCTTATGATCAACATAAGCTAAATAAGCAATTTAAGCAAAAGAAAAAAGAGCTTGAAGAAGAGGATACCTGGGAAAACTGGGATAAAAACGATGAAATATATTGAAGAACTATTACCAGGAGATTCTTTTGTTTCTGATAGTCATAACTATCTTTTAACTTCGGATTTTAAAAAAAATGGATGTCGTTTATCTTATGATCTCAAGTCCGGCAATCCAAAATGGTTTGAAGCAAATTCTGTAGTAGATCTTGAGCCTATTTATATCTTAGATAAAGACAATACTATTATAGCTATTAAAGAAGTAATGAAAGATAATGTTTCTGAAAATTAAAACATTTATTAAGTCTTTGTTCTTTCATATCTATGCAGGACTACCGAAAAGCTCAAGGGAAGAAATAGCTAAAAGATATTCTATTTGTTTATCTTGCGATCTTTACGATAATATAAAAGAGGAATGTCAGGTGTGCGGATGTTCGATTAGTAATAAGTCAAAATTCATGAATAAACTAGCTTGGGCTGATCAAGAATGCCCCGTAGGAAAATGGAGTAAAATCAATGCAACTCACAAATAAAAATAGGAATTCTAATTGTTTCATAACACACACTGATCTTTTTGAGTCGATTGAAAAAAGACTTCATTCGGCCCATGCAGGATGTACGGTGTTCGTTCCTCATGTATGTAATAATATAGACTTATTTGGTGCTGGCTTTGCGAAAGCAGTTGCCGATAGATATCCTTCGGTCAAAGCTAACTATCATATGCTTGGAAAAACATTTCTTAAAAACAATCTGGGTCATCCTCAGTTTCTAAATGTTTATGAGGAGCCAAAATATAAGCATAAATTGTACTTTGTAAATATGATTGCTCAAAATGGAGTTCGTAGTCCAAGCAATGTCAGGCCCCTTAACTATGCAGCATTAGTCAGATGTATGGTTCATATATCGCAATTCATTAATCAAAACACAGATTTTCCTAGTAATCCCTCTTCCGTAGAAATTCATGCTCCAAAGTTTGGCAGCGGATTAGCTGGAGGGAACTGGAATTTTATTAGTGATCTTATTGAAGACATATGGGGTAAGCATACCGTATATATCTACGACTATAAAAAGAAATAATTAAATGCAAAAAGTATTAACATCTTTTGGTTTTGGCAACCAGAGAGAACTATTGAATATTTCTGTCCCAACTTTACAAAAATATGCTGCTATACACGACTATGATTTATTCATACCCAATGAATCTTTTTTTAGCACATCGACTAAAGAAAGACACTATTCGTGGTGGAAAATAGAATTAATTAGTAAGTTATTTGAGAAATATGATAGAGTTCTGTGGATAGATGCCGATGTTGTTATATGCAGATTCGATAAAGATATTATGGGTGATCTAAATATGGAATCCCATGTTGGCATGGTAGTACATGAAGTACAAATAGGATTCGTACCAAACTGCGGAGTCTGGACTTTAGACAAAAAATGCTTATCTTGGTTTCATGAATTATGGCAACACAACAATCTTCCAAGAAGCGACGGATGGTGGGAACAAGACGCTATGCTGCACTTGCTAGGAATAAATAGTGGTAGTAATAATATACAAATGCCAGAAACATTTAATATACCATGGACCAAATTAGACTATTTATGGAACCCACATGTGCATGATCATAGACAAATACCAAAAGAGAGCAGATTTTTTCATGCTACAATGTTTACGGATAGGGCAAAAGTTATGAAAAAAGTTATTAAGATGACAGAGGCTCAGAACCCCTAAAACATACGCTTGCCGCTCGTTGCCGATGGATTACAATATACCGTAGAGGCATGGAAAAATTGGAGGTTTTATGGTTTTCGCTCTTTCGGCTGCTATGTTAATAGGAGTATGTAAAGGCATTTGTGTTTTATACAAGACCAGTAAAGGAGAAATTCCAGCTGCTCCTACTTGTACCAACTTAATCGAATATTTTTTCGATACAAAATACTTTTAATAGGACAATTTTTAAAGACAATGAATAGACTGAAAAATCAGAGAGTTTACTTAGCTGGTGCTATGGATCGTGTGGCTGATAGAGGTGCTGGATGGAGAGAGAGCATAACGCCATTTTTAGAACGTATGGGTATAGTAGTATTTAATCCAATTAGTAAACCAGCAGAAGTTGGTTTAGAAGATGTTGATACTCATACTATAAAGACAAAGCTTAAAGAAAAACGTCGCTATGATGAATTGTCTGCTATGATGAAAACTATTAGAGCAGTTGATTTAAGACTAGTAGATATTAGCGATTTCTTGATAGTCAATCTAGATATTAATGTTCACCCATGTGGAACATTAGAAGAAATTTTTTGGGCAAATAGACAAAAGAAACCTATTATTATTCATATGGAGCAAGGCAAGGAGCATACTCCAGATTGGCTATTTGGAACCATTCCACACCAGATGATTTTTTCTACTTGGATGGAAATTGAGCACTACTTACAGCATATTCATACCTCGGAAAATATAGACTCTCATAAAAGATGGTACTTCTTTGCTGTATAAAAATGCCAAAATATTATATCAAGTCTGGGCAGATAAAATATATCATAGACTCTATGGATCATACTACCGCTATTTTAGCTGCTCTAAGAGCTTATAAAGGCAAGGGGATGATGAGCGGGCCTAAAATATGCGTTTCTGAAAAAGGATTTGAAGACCATAAATCATGGGACTGTTATGATACTGATAATTTTCTTAAGGGATCATATTGATTATGCAAAAGATTATTACTGACTTGAAACTAGACTTTGATGATGTCTTAATAAGACCTAAACGATCTAATCTCTCTAGCAGATCAGAAGTTGACATAGTTAGAGATTTTCATTTTGTTCATTCTCCTAGAAAACTATCGGCTATTCCAGTGGTTGTTGCTAATATGGATACTACTGGTACTTTTGCTATGGCTAATGAGGTATGTAATCATAAAGCCATAGTCGCCCTACACAAACATTATACTCCTGAGCAATTAATTAAGTATTATTCAGAAACTAATGGCAACAATCATAAAGAATTATGCTTTTATTCTACTGGCACATCCTCATCCGATATAGATAAGCTAATATATGTTTTTAATATGCTCAAGGATAAGGGGGCGCTATTACCAAACATATGCGTAGATGTAGCCAATGGATATAGCGAAAAATTTGTTAAAACAGTAGCACATATTCGTAAACTATATGAAGAAGTTGTTATAATGGCGGGTAATGTAGTAACACAAGAGATGGTCGAAGAATTGATTCTTCATGGAAAAGTAGATATAGTCAAGGTTGGTATAGGCCCAGGGTCCGTTTGTACTACTAGATTAAAAACCGGCGTGGGATATGCTCAGATATCTGCTTGTTTGGAATGTTCTGATGCTGCTCATGGTCTTGGTGGACATATTTGCGGAGATGGAGGATGCAAACACGTTGGTGATGTTTGTAAGGTGTTTGGTACTAATGCAGACTTTGTTATGTGTGGTAATTTTTTTGCTGGTTGCGATGAATGCGAAGGAGAATGGGAATATGAATATCAAGCCGGTTTTGGGGTTGGTTTAGCCGAGCCATTTTGGCAACCATTTGATCCGGGACACGGAGGACCAAAGAGAAAAATCAATCTTAAATTTTATGGCATGAGTTCTAAAGAAGCTATGGATAAGCACCATAATGGTGTTGCTAATTATAGAACTAGCGAAGGTAGGTGCGTTAAGGTTCCTTTTAAGGGACCAGTAAAAGATATTCTTCAAGACATTTTTGGAGGTATGCGTAGCGCCTGCACTTATATTGGTGCTTCTAGAATTAAAGACTTTGGTAAAAAAACAACATTCATTATGGTAAATAATACTCACAATAGGATTCATGAAAAATGAAAAGCTTAAATCTAAATTGTCCGATTGGTGGTACCGGCTATGGTATTACTTCCTTAAATATCTTCAAAGAACTCTATAAGATCAATAAAAATATTTCTTTATTCCCCATGGGAAATAGTGTTAGCTTTAATTCTGACGAGGAAAAGCCGCTACTACAAGAATGTATTCAAAATAATCAGAACTTTAGCTATACAGCACCATGTCTTAAAATATGGCATCAAAATGATCTAGCTTCAAGTATCGGCAAAGGTCAATACTATGCTTTTCCCTTTTTTGAGTTAGACATTATATCCCCTCTGGAACAACACCACCTTAATTATCCAGACGAGTTATTTGTGGCTTCTGAATGGGCAAAAAATGTATTGATAAATAATGGTATACATAAAAAAATTACTGTTGCTCCTTTAGGTGTTGATATGGAGATCTTCAAAGAGCCAGCTAAGATTAAGCTTGAAAATGATAACTATATCTTTTTCCATATTGGTAAATGGGAAAAAAGAAAAAGCCAAGACTTCTTAATTAAGGCTTTTGAAACAGCCTTTAACGAAAATGACAAAGTGGAACTTTGGTTAATGCCATTTAATCCATTTTTGACTAAGGAACAAGAAGATGTCTGGCTTAAATTAGTTGATAATAGCAAGCTGGCTTCAAAGATTAAAATATATAACAGAGTAAATACTCAATATGATTTAGCGGCCTTTATTAATTATGCAGATTGTGGGGTTTTTATATCCAGAGCAGAAGGATGGAATAATGAATTAGTTGAAGTTATGGCTATGAACAAACCAGTAATAACCACTTTCTACTCTGCCCATACAGAATATTGTGATGAAGAGAATAGTAATTTGGTTTATGTACAAGAAAAAGAACTGGCTTATGATGACAAATGGTTTAATGGTCAGGGTAATTGGGCTAAATTAGGAGACAGCGAACTAGAACAAGTAGTATATCATATGAGAAATGTGTATACTAATAATATTCGATCAAACCCGCAAGGAGTAGTGACGGCTCAAAAATATAATTGGGCCAATACTGCAAAAATTATTTCATCAACTATTTTTAAAGAGAAGAATCGTGCCAATACCAAAGCCAAAGCCAAACGAAGATAAGCAAAAGTATATATCTCGTTGCATGAGCAATGAGATCATGAAAAAAGACTATCCAAACTCTCAACAGAGAATAGCTATTTGCTTATCAGAAAGCGGAAAAAATAAGTCAGGTAAGTCTTCTCTTATAGAGGAAATACATGATAATCTATTAGCCAGTAACTGTGAATGGGATGATATTTGGGATGAATTTGTATTTGAGATAGAAGCTAATGAAATATATGATGACGAAGATAAGATTATTGCGGCTGAAAAAAATAAAAAAGTTAAACTAAATAAGCCCACCAGAACACCTGATGGTCCAAAAAAGTTTTCAGTATATGTAAAAAATGATAAGGGTAATGTTGTTAAGGTTAATTTTGGCGATCCTAATATGGAAATAAAAAGAGATGACCCAGAGAGAAGAAAAAGTTATAGAGCAAGACATAACTGTGATAATCCGGGTCCAAAATGGAAGGCAAACTATTGGTCTTGCAAAATGTGGTCTAGTCCTAAGGTTTCAGATTTAGTATAGAATAACAGGAGAAAATTATGTCACAGTCTATTAATGATCTATTAAGCGCCCACAATACAACACAAGCTCAAGAAGTAGTCGGCTACTCATCGGAACAAGTAATTGAGCTACTTAAAAAATCTCTCAATATTCACTGGCAGCAGACCACAGTATTATCTGCTCAGGCCGTTCATCTAGATAGATGGGGATATAAAAAATTAGCCGCTGTTATTAAGGCGGATGCTTTACAAGAACATGAACATGCAATAATTAATCTCTCTAGACTAGAGTTTTTCGATGCAGACTATCAGCCTTTAGTAGTATCTCCTCCAGTATGGAAAAGGCATGATATGTTAGCTATGATTAAATATAATCTAGACTCCGTAAGAGAAGCATCGGCAGCAGAAAGAGCAACTATCACTGCCGCACGAATGGTGGGAGATGAGCTTACTGCTAACACTATGATTCCTCTTCTACAGGGTAGTGAAGACGGTATTGAGCTTTATGAGGGTTTTCTAAAGCTAATAGAGCAAATGGGTCTTGATAATTTTCTCAGTATACAAGCTTAATATTAATTTTACTATAAGGAACCTTCTACTATGTATAGAATTCATGAAATTTTAAACGATATCAAACAAGAACTATCAACAGCTTCTGAAAAAAATACTACTACCGAAAAAGATCTTCAAGCTAAGATTTTAACTGTGGTTGAAATACCAGAAGAAGAGGTTCAACACGTTTCTCCGTCTAATGAAATAGATGAAATAGTTTTTGAAAAGCTCAGAGAATTCTATAAATCTAAAAGTTCTGTACTTAATCCCGGAGATAGAGTTAAGAATATCAATACTTCTTGTACTCATTACGGTAGTGAGGGCATAGTAGAAAACCTTGAACCGCTCCCTGACAATATGGGTAATGTTGTTGTATACAAAACGACAAACAATGGTCCAAACTGGAAAGAGGGAGACATACTTAAAAAGACAGAAGTACAGCTAGAACCCATGATAATGATGGTCAATGATATAATGGAAGATTCTAATTATTTGATCTCTGATATTCCTATGAATCCAGAGAATATTGATAGTCCCCATCATATAGAAATGATGGACGCAGATGATGAGAGTGAAGAAGCACCATCAGAAGAACTTGATGAATACAAGCTAGATTTTTTGAAAATGAGCCTTGGTTCTTTAAAAGCTATAGCTATACACGCCCACAATATCCTTAGTTCGGCAGAACAGCCAAATGTAAAAGCCAATTTGACAGAAAGCTGGTTGCAGGGTAAAATCGCTATAACTGAGGATTATATGCGTACTATTCACGATTTTGTCATGTTCGTTCAGTCGGATGCCGATGATAACAGTGAGGCAAAATCAAAACTCGGTCTTTGGGAAAATATTCGTAAAAAAAAGGAAAGAGAAGGCAAGAAATACAGACCCGCTAAACCGGGAGATAAAGACAGGCCCGATCCAGAGGCTTTTAAGGAAGCTCAAAAGTAAGAAGCAATAGATTGTCTTGTTAAAGATTTTAGGATTTTATTCAAAAGGACTAAGGAAAATATGTTTTTACAATTAAGCGGTGTTGGCGATCAAAAAATTGAATACAAAGATCATTCAAATATTAAGTTTGATTCTTTGGATACGTATTTGCTATTAGCAAAAAAGGCTATCTCTAAGTTTGGTAATGCTATGTACAGTGGACTAGCTTCTAAAATGCTCAGAGATGAAGAAGCTATTTCTAGTATTGCTAATGCTATTATGATGGCAGACTGGCGATGGGATGAAAATTACGAAAATGAGCAGAATACCAAAAAGACAAAGTATTCTTATCGCAATCAGTGTGCTATATGGGCTATTAAAACATATATTACCAAAAACTATGAGCATAAACAGAAGACAAAAAAGAAGGTTTATTCTCTAGACTATAAGAGTGATAGCGATGGCTCTAATAATGATGCTTCTGTCCATGAGCTTGTGCAGAACATGGGCTGCTGTTCTCCTGATGAGATACTAATAGCAAGCGAAGAAGAAGACTGTCTTATAGATACGGTTAGAGAACTTCTTGATTGTCCAATTCTAACCGAGAGACAAAGAGATTATATTAAATTATACTATTTTGAAAATCAAACCTTTGAGCAAATTGGAAAGAAATATAATATAACTAGAGAGGCTGTAAGACAGGGCCTAAATAAAACCCTAGAAACTATTAGGAGTCTCTGTAATGAATAGTTTTAATATTAGTTGTTATTGTGTAGTACTATCTACAGACATACCAAACAATAAGAAATATATTCTATCCTTAGATAAAGACAGCATAGTTCTACCCAAGATACCAGCCACATTAGAGGTAATTAAGAATACCAATCAAACACTGATTAATTATCTTAAAGAATTGCAAGTTGCAGATAATGATCTTTCATTGATACCACAAATTATCTCATTGCATTCTTCTCATATAGAAGGCGAGGAGAACGAGATTAATACCGTCTATGGTTTTTTGGTAGACTATCATACGAATATTAAAGACTCTTATTGGATATCGTTTGAATATACTGAACCTAATAAATACTCTAACCTTATTTTTGATGTTATACAAAAACTATGATTACGTCACTTAAAAAATATTATCAACATATAATGAGCTTTTTTGAGGTTCCAGAACCTACTAAAGTTCATATAGAAGATAAAATAAAACCAGAAAATAGTGTCAGCTTTATTATCGATGAATGGAATAGGTTAGTTATTAAAGTGGGACTAGATAATCAGAATACATCATCGTGTGAAGCTTTTGGGAAAATGTTATTTTTAGTAAATAATGGAGCATATGAGCAGAATATATTAAATATTATGGTGGACATGACTAAGAAGAATCCAGATCAGGCTGAATATATTCAGGCTACTATGATAAGTTGGGCATCGTCTATTACCGATCAAATGGAAAACGATAGCCTAATAGGCCCACAAGTAAGACCAACAGAAGTATTTTCTGGCAGACATAATGCTACATGATCAATATAAAATAGTATGGCAAAAATGGATCGATCCATTTGGTCAAGATCAGGAAGAGTCTGCCTCTTTAGATTATGAAAATGAAAATCCAGATTTATCCTCATCATATTCTAGATCAAATAAAGATGAAAATATATCAGATAATGAAGATGAATCTATTATCAAAAAACAATCAATAAAAGTTATTGCTTCTCCGATGGGGCTGATCCCCTATAATGAGCATACTGCAAGTGGGAAAATTTTTAATTTCTGGTTAGGTCACACTAATTTTGACATAACTATAAATGTGTCTAAAATAATAGAGAATACAGACGGAGTAGAAGCTCTAGATATTTTTACACGATACAGATTTCGTGTTGCTATCGGAAAATGTTTTGGTGCTTCTGAAACAATGGTGAGAATCCAAGAAAACATTTGTAGGTATTTAGATGAGCAAGAACTCGACAAACTCTCCTAATTTATTTGATATCCACAACTATAATATAGACCCAGAAAATAGAGAGATATATCTTCATTCATATTTATGCGATAATGAAGAAGAGGGAGGCGTGGATTATCGTAGTGCTGTTATATTTGAAAAAAATTTACGATATTTGAATCTCATCTCGTTAGATCCAATATTAGTTCATATGCATCTTCCTGGAGGAGCTTGGCAAGATTGTTTAGGTATGTATGACGCTATCAAAAGCTCTAAGAGTAAAGTATGCATTATAGCATATGCAAAAGCAGAATCTTCTAGCAGCGTATTATTACAAGCTGCAGATTTAAGAGTATTAACGGTCAACACAAATGTTATGATTCATTATGGGTCTTTTAGTATTAATGAAGAACATTCAAAGGCTGCTGCTAGTTCTATTAAATGGAACGAACAAGAGTGTGACAAGATGATTGAAATCTTCACCGAAAGGTGTATGAATAGTAATATATGTAAGCAAAAAAATTGGAAAAGGTTAATGGTTCGTAAACATATCACTTCACAATTAGCCAATAAATTAGATTGGATACTAACAGCAAACGAAGCAGTAGATTATGGCTTTGCTGATGGTATTCTTGGTAGTAAAAAATTTCCTAACATTGACTACATTAAAAACTATATGAAAAAAATCTAATGCACATAGATTATCAAATAGCAGATATAGATATTACTGATGCAGAAGTGAAAGAACTAGTCAAAGAGATTATTTCTCTTAATAAGGTTTCGACAATAACTGTTCCGTATTATTTGATCAAAGTTGTCAGAAGCGTTATGGACTCAAAAGATATTCCTCTTTCTTGTGCTATAGATTATCCTTTAGGAATATCTGATTCTAAAACAAGGCTTACCGCCATAGAACAAGCGGCTAAAATAGGGGCGAATCTTGTAGATATAGTTATGCCTCAAAATCTGGCATCAAATAGAAAATATGACAAAATACGAGAAGATCTAAAATTAACTACTGAATTATGCAAGAATAGCAATATAGAACCTAGATACTTATTAGAGTATAGGGTTTTTGATCATCACTGCCTGAAGAAAATATGTGAAATATTGGACGATTTTAATATTAAACAAATTTTCCCATCAACAGGCTACTTTATAGACAATTTAGCCGATAATATCATAGCTGCCTCTTTCCTGCATCAAAACTCTAAAAACCTGGAGATTTTTTGTAGTGGAAATATTTGGAGCGAAAAGCACTTTGACTTATTAAATAAAGCTAGTGTTTTTGGTATTAGGATTAGTTCTATCCATATCCTTAAAAAATTTTTAAGTCATAATTTGAAATAGTTTGGTGTAAATATAAGACAGTTAACCCCTTTAATATTATGGGAGATTTTAATATGTCTACAGTCCAAACAGACGGGTCTTCAGCAGTAACAGCAACATCAACAAATAATAAGGGTGGCACCGTTGTTGCTGCCGGTTCAGCTGCAAGTGGCGTTGTACAAAGCCAACAAGCCTCAACATATCGTTTTTCAGCTTTTGCATCCACAGTAATAGACGGTACTGATACTGATGATGCAAATGGTGGCACGTTTGCTTATAATAATCCTCGCCCAATTGCTATGAGATATACAACAGCTTTAGCTGGTGTTTCTAATACTTTCCTAAGAAGCGGTTCTTCAGCTCCGGGCACAAGAAGAGTTGTAAACAAGACTGAAAGTGTAAGAACACGTCGTTATGCTACAGCTATTAGAGCTGGAAACTATAACCTATATACCGGACAGTTTAGTTCTGCTCCTACAGTTGCCGTTGACTCTTTTGGCACAGATAACGCTGCTAGTCCAACAGCCGCTGTTCCTGGTTCACTAGCATATAAGCTTGGCAATCCTGTTCCACTAACCCCAGACTATGCTAAGAAAACAAATTTCTAATATCTACTCACATAGAATTTAATTTCGAAATGAGCCAATGATGCTTTTTGTGTCATTGGCTTTTTTCAATAAATATAGACTACGGTGTATGTTAATCTCTAGGCAAGCTATGTATTATCATTACTACATTAATTAATCGAGATGCACTATGAGCGATACCATTATTCATTTCTGGGAAAATATAGCTACTACCAGTATTGGCATCATAGTAACAATGGTTGGTTTTTGGGTTGCTATAGGAAGAAATATGGCTACTAAAGCGGAAGTTTTAGTCATGATAGAAACTCAAAGCCCATATAATCATGATAAACAATTTATTATGGAAAGATTAAACAGCAATAAGGAAAGTCAAGCAGCATTTGCTTTAGCACTACAAAGAAACACAGAAGTTATGACGGAACTGAAAATTCAAATTGCCACTTTAGGCAAAACATTAGAAGCCCTAGAAGATAGAATAGAGAGGTAAAAATGGCTAATGATATATCAAAAGCAATTTCTGGTAATGAGATAAAAAATGGTACTGCTATTGTTACATGTGATGAGCTAGGTAATACACAACTGGTCAATACTTATGTAGATAATAAACCAATAATTACTGACATAGAAGATAAATATGATAATAGATTCTATAATGGTATTTTTGTACAACTAGTTGACAACCAAACAGTAGTAGGCGGTTAATATGAGTATAAAAAGAATAAATGAATTTCCAGAAGGCAGTGGATTATTAAGTAATGATGATATATTTTTATTCATGGACAATCCCTCTGATAGTGGAATTACTAAAAAAATAGCCTTAAGTGAAATTACTAGTACTATAGCTACAGGGCTTATACCAAGTAATACTGGATTAGTTACAAATTCAGTTAGTATTACCAACATAGTTAGTATATCTCAAGCAAATTATGATGCTCTTGTTACTAAAGATTCTAGTACTCTATATGTTATCTCATAATGTCTATATTCTTAAATAATTCTGAAATATCTTCTATTAAATTAGGAGATAATAATGTTTCTAAAATATTTTTAGGAAACGAACAAGTATTTCCTGGTTTTGGCAGTTCTGGTTTTCAGTGGATGACAATAAGCTCTGTTACATCAAGCTCAGCATCTGGAATTGGTCAAAATGGCATCACAATCTCAATTACGCAGGATGGTGGTGGTATGTTCCAGCACGACGGAATGTATTCGGCCACAAATTTCCCAGAAGAATACGGGGTTCCACTAATCGGAACGGCACAAATTGGAAACACTCAAGCCGGAGTATTTACTGCGACATTTAGTTCCCCTGTCACAGATGCTCTGGTTGCATTTGCCAGCGTTGGTAATCCCGGTACAGCGGTTCCAGTACAGGTGCGAGATGAGAATGGCGACCCAAAACCGTTTACGCCAATTTGGGAGTCAGGCGGAGAAACGACATATCAAAATCCCGTAGGTACTACTCAGTACACGCAATTTACTGGAGCAGAAGGGTTCAATATTATTCGTATTGATGGAACAATGACTAGTGTGACATTCAATTATACCACCAGCGAATATTACTGCACAGTTTGTTTTGGATTTGTTGATCAAAATACTATAGCTCCTACAGCAACCCCAACGCCCACAGCTACGGTAACTCCAACAGAGACACCAACGCCCACAGCTACGGTAACTCCAACAGAGACACCAACGCCCACAGCTACGGTAACTCCAACAGAGACACCAACGCCCACAGCTACGGTAACTCCAACAGAGACACCAACGCCAACGCCCACGCCAACATCTGTGACACAAGCATTAACTTTTTCCTCTCTTCAAGCTGGATGTAGTCCAAGGTGGCAATTAGGTAATATTCCCGCCAATACCACCTCTTTCAGATTGACATGCTCTGGTTCACACAGAGGTGGCACATTCAGCAATGTTGTGTTTATAATACCGATTGGCACTAATAGTGGTACTAACGACCACAAAATAACTGGACCTACAGACAATGGCTATAATCTAACAATTGTACATTACGGAGCTTCTTTGGAAGTAGGCTCTCCTGCTGGAAGTTCTGTACCGGGATATTTTCGTACGATTACTAGACAGGGCATCACCAGTTGGAATTTTCACCATACATTTACAGCAAATATAGAAGCGTTGGATGCTAGCAATAATGTTATAGGAATTATCAATAGCACTAGCTGGATTAAGGACGATTGCGACGATTAATATGAGAACACTATCAACCACTCCATTAAGAGGAAATAAACACTGTCGTCGCATGGATGCTCCAAGTTTTTTGTCTCACAAACCAATCACCGGAGGTTTTGAATATCAAAAAGGAGATCAACAACAGTGGCACACAAATTGGAATGCTCCCGGAGCAAGATGCTACTTAGCATGGAGCGAAGATGGAAATAGTGGAATGAGATTTATAATTAATGGAGAAGTGTTGACAAGTCAAGATCTTCCCGGATGGCAATATAGAATATTTAATGTTCCGCAACCTCATTGTGTTTTTGCAAACTGTCACAGATTAAGTTACGGATGGTCTTTACCCCACACAGACAACCAAATTATTCTACCCATAGGATTAACAAATGCTGAAGATGTATTACAATTTGCCTAACGATAAAAGTTTTGCTCATGTCAGCAGAAGTTGCACAAGTACTTTGGCTGCACACGCTTTGAAAAATTTTTGGCCAGAAAAATACGATCAATATAAACAACAAATAGATGGTGGAAATTCTCCACAAAGTTTTATGTATGAAACTTGGTCTAATAGACTAGCCCCACAATGCTTAGTTATGGTTAGAAATCCAATTGATAGACTAAATAGTTTAATATCTAGAAATTTATATTCAGAAGAATTAGTAGAAGCTGTATTATCTGCTTGCTATAGATGTATGGTTACAACAAGAGAAATATCTAAAACTATTGATATTGTTAAATTTCATCATATATCTCCAGTTTGCTGGATTGCAGATAATGATAGTACCTTTTGTTTATTTCCAGATGTTAAAAGGGCTTGTGAATTATTAGATATGCAATATTATCCAGAGATACATGAAAACGCCCTACAGTATGAACGAGTCAATAATATAAAAGAAAACTGGAAACCTTATCTCAACGACAGTATGGGCTTGTGGGAGTCTTTATCTAAAACCTCTTAAAGAGGGTGTATATGTTTATAAGCAGAATTATTGTCATATTTATTGGAGACTAAAATGATCAAACCCGGCTATCGCACCAGTGAATTCTGGTTTACAGTAGTTAGCTTTGTTTTTAGCGGCTTATATCTAATGGGAATTATTGGAGAAAATTCTCAAAAAGAAGATCTAATCCAAGAAACTACCAGGGGATTAGAAGCTACAATCCTTGTTGTCGGACAATTAACGGTATTATTTAAATATATCAATGGAAGAACAGATCTTAAAAAGACTTGGTGGAACTCAGCAACTCCCGAAGAACGCAAAGAAGTTAATAAAACTAATACTAGAACAAAAACAAGACGCAAAAAGAAAAAGCCAATAGTGACCGATCAGGCAAATAAAAATTGATCAATTTTTAAATTGGTGTATAATAAAGTACGTTACCAACAGGACACCAATCAATGACAGACTCTATTTCTAATCAGTCTTTAAGTCTAGAGCTTTTTTCAAAATTACAAGTTCTAGTAGATAAAGTTAAAACTACCCTAGATCAAAATAAATCTGTAGCTATCTCAAAAGCATGGGGTATTCTGCAAATAGCCACAGCAGAAGTTATTCAGGTTATCGAAGATAATAATCCATTATTAAAGGGATCTAATAAAAAAGAAATAGCTTTAAGTATGATAAGCACTTTCTATGATAAAGTGTTTTTAGTGATTAGTATTCCCTTCATACCTGTTGTACTACAGCCTATTATACAGAAGTACATTAAGGCTCTTTTGATGTTGTTGGTAAGCTCAACGATAGATTCTATGGTTGAAATTTTTAGAAAAACCGGCATATTTCCAGATCCTAATACTATTGTTGATCCAGATGTAGATAACGTACCAAAAGTTTCAGAAAAATAGAGGAATATAAAATGAATTTTACAGAAAGCTTTCAAGAGTTTAGTAGCAAGTTGAGCACAACGGATTTGGCTCTTTACGCTGGTGTAGGTTTAGTGTTGTGGGTGCTATTCAAGGATAAGCTCAGTCCTGTACAGCAACTACTAACTGTTGTTATTGATAGAATAAAGGGCTTAACATCTGGTGATGGAATGAAGCTACCAGTGGTTGATGTACCAAAGTTTGATCCAGTTGTATTACCTAAAGTAACAGGGGATGCAAAAGACGATGTATTTTTTAAGCTTGTAGTATCATGGAAGCAAACTCGTGATTTAGCAGAAAAGAGCGGATGCTCAGAAGCTGTTAAAGTTGCTGATCAAATGTTTCCATTCTTAAGTCCTAACGTATGTGCTCAAAAAGAAGGTACTGTTCTATGAAAAATAATAATGTTATCTTAGTAGTAGCAGGATTACTAATTCTAGTTGGCTTAACAAAACTAGATTTTTCTGGTTTTAATCTTCTGCCAAATAGGCCTAACGCTGTTGATGTTTTAGAGCTACCAGAACCAACAGATCCAACTGTTAAAAAAGAGGCTGATGATGTGGTGGTAGTACTAAAAGAGTCTGGAGCAAAAGGCGATGCTAAAAGATTACGAGATTTGTATCTTGATCTAGCAAAGCTTGTTGAGCTTGATGGAGAAAATGAAGTAGTTAAAAGCACAGAAGAAATTCGTCAAGCAAATAGTTTGGCTGGTGTTATGCTTAGGTTAGATATTAAGGGCAAGTATCCTGATCTAGCTAAAGAAGCAAAAGAAGTAGTTGTTGCTTCAATTGGTGATGATCAGATTCTCTTATCCAAAGAGCTAAGAGCAAAGGCTGTAGAAGGTCTTAATGCTTTAGCTTGGGCTTGTAATTTAGGAAGTAAATAGTGTTTAAAGTTTGCTCTAAATGTAAAGAATCGAAATCTTTAGATTGTTTTGGCAAGTGTAACACAGCCAAAGACGGTAAACAATGGCAGTGTAAAACTTGTCAACAAACATATAAAAAATCACAAAGAAATAACATAAATAAACAACAAAAAGAATACAGGAAAAAACATTCGGTGAAACTTCTAGAAAAAAGAAGACTTTATCAAGAAAAAAACATAGAACATATTCAAGAACAAAATTATCAATATAGACTAAATAATAAAGAAAAAATTATTCAACAAGAAAGAGAAAGAAGGAAAAATAATCCAGAACGAGCCAAAGAAATTACTAGAAAAAGCAAACTAAAGCATAGAGATAAAATTTTAGCAGCAAATAAAGAGTATAGAGAAAAAAATAAAGACAAAATTAAAGAATACAATCAAAAACCAGAAGTTGTTGCTCGTAGACAAGCTAATAGATTAAAAAATAAAGAAAAAATTAATACTAATAAAAAACATAAAGAAAAACTAAGAAGAAATACTGATCCGTCGTATAAATTAATTACAAATCAAAGAACACGAATTACTGGAATACTAAAAAAACACAAAACAGATAAAACATTAAATCTATTAGGTTGTTCAGCTCAATTTTTGAGAACATATATAGAAAATAAATTCTTGGAAGGTATGACTTGGGATAATTATGGAAAGCATGGATGGCATATAGATCATATCATTCCTTGTTCTAGCTTTAATTTAACCGATTCAACTCAACAACAGATTTGTTTTCACTATACCAACTTACAGCCATTATGGGCTATAGACAATCTTAAAAAAAGCAATAAAATTTTATCAAAAGGATAATACACATGCCAAGAATGACTTCAAAAGAACTTTATGATAATTATAGACAAGGTTTTAGTGGTTGTATTTGGCAACAAGAAGTATTTGACTATTTAATGGAAAATTCAAAATATCCATTATTTAGCGATGCTAGTAAAAAAATTAGTGGTAGCGGTAAAGGAAAACTTTCAACACCATACAAGAGTGTGTTAAAATTTGATAAAAATCCTTATAATGAAAGACAAACCACTGGAGATTGTGTAAGTCACGGAACACGAAATGCTACTGATGTTACGCGAGCAGTAGAAATAGACATAGGAAATGAGAGAGAGGATTGGATAGCAAAAGGAGCAACAGAAGCCATATATGGAAGTAGGGGTGGATCGTTTCAAGGTATGAGTTGCTCTAGAGCCGCAGAATTTGTTAGTAAAATTGGTGGAATAGTAGTAAGAAAAAATTATCCTGGGGTTGCAGACTTTAGTAAATATAATGGCAATCTCGGCGCTGGCTGGGGAGGTAGAGGATTACCTGACAAAGTAATAGACACAGCGAACGACCACCAGATCAAGACTGCTTCACTAATACGAACAGTAGAAGAAGCTAGGGATGCTCTTGCTAATGGTTATGGATTAGCTGTATGTTCTAATTATGGATTTAGCAATACTAGAGATAAAAAGGGATTTGCTAGAACATCTGGTAACTGGGGTCATTGTATGGCCTGGATAGCTTGTGATGATACTGGTAGTGAGCCAGCGTTTCTCGTTCAAAATAGCTGGGGTAAATGGAATGATGGTGGACATCCAGAATGGGGTCCTATTCCAGAAGGGTCGTTTTTAATCCACGCTGATGTTGCTGCTGGAATGCTATCTGCTAATGGCTCTTATGCTTTTAGTGGTTTTGATGGCTTTCCTTTACAAAAACTACCAAGCTATGGATTCGAAGATTATCTATAAGAAAACTGACCGCCACCATAGGAGTAATAATACTATGGGGCGGAATAGTCTACGCCCTAATCAAAGATTATATACAGGATAGATTTTAGCAATCTCCTAAATTGGCCCAACAAGTTTCGAAGTCGCCGTAGCATATGCCATCAATATTGGCACACATAGCCTCTCCAAAATTGTCGCAGGTCCCCCACGAATTGCAGCAATAACACGGTTTCCCATTCAAAACACTATAAATTGGCCCATCATTATCATATGTCATAAAATTAGCCTTTTTAAAATTTACATCAGAAGTTACCCCCCAACTAGAGGGTTGTATGTATTATAATAAATGATACACCTAACACCTAACACAGATTTAAAAATTGGTGTATTAATACTATAATCCTTCCTTTCTACAGAGATTATTTCTATGAGACTAATAGACAGAATAGCTTTAAATAGAGCAGTTGCGATGATTTTAAGTTTCATCCTCTCTCTGGTCAAGATATTTAAAAAAGAGTCTGACAGCCCCGCTCCGAGTGGTCCAGTAAAGCCTAAAAAACGACTGGTAAAAGATTTACTAGACAACGTACTCCCTTGGAGAAAATGATATGACTAAAATATTTTTAGGTTTGTTCTGCGTAGCCCTATTTTTAGGAAATATTAATTACTATGGGTCTACCGTTGCATGTGTCACTTTAGCTGGCGGTATTATTAAAGCAAAGCATACACAGGAAGTATCAGAAAAGTATAAAAGAAAAGATTGCCCAGTCTGCAAAGGTAAGGGTTGGTATATGAGTGGAGACGGTATTCTTAAAATTGATTGTACTTATTGTGAAGCAGATAAAGGGTCTCTATCTTTAGGTGCTATTAAGTCAATCTCTCCAAAAGTTTATTCTTCACCATCAGATTGTCCAAACGGTAACTGTCCTATTCCTAAAACCAAAACCTTGAGGAGATAATTATGGCAGACAATGAAAAACTCAAAGCTATAGCTATTAAAGTATTAGAAAAGTCTAATATTCCTAAAGAAGATAATTATGGTTTTGCAATCGTTACCATACTGATGATAATTAGTATTATACTAACATGCGTAAGAATACTACAAGAATGTAATAAGACCAAAATTAGAGAACTGTCCACAGACCAAGATAAGTATGCTCTATATGGAGAACAACTTAAAACTTTTAGCGAAAAGCGCGGCTGGTTTACAAAAATGAGAATTAAAAAAATACTAAGAAGAGAAATGAAAAAAGAAGACTATGAAAAATATTCTTTGGCTATTTTAGGTGCTTTGTTAAATACAGGAGAAATTCTCACGGATGATGAAATTATTACTTTAGTGGAGGCTGCACATGTTTAGTATGTTAATATGGGGCGTATATGGTTTATTTGTAGGTAGTATTGCTAAGAGTATAGTTCCAGGAGAAGAGAACTTCGGTTTCTGGAAAACAATAGCTCTGGGGGTAGCAGGATCATATTGTGGTGGAATCATTACCTATTTATTAGGTATAACACCGCTCCAGCCTACTGGAGTAATTATGGGTGTTGCCGGAGCAATAGCTTCACTAGTATTCTATAAAAAGCTATTAGAGAAAAATTAATTTATGGGGCCTTATGGTTGATGAAAAAGTCACAGTGTTACTATGGCTATATCATCATGATTTATGGCCCGAGTTTTTAAAGCTATTACTGCCTCTTGAGCCCCATATCAAATTACATATAGGGTTATATTATCAGCATAGTTCTAAAAAAATAGAATATGATGCTATAAAGTATTTTGAAGACGTTCATTTAAACGTCTATGATAATTATGGAGCTGATCTTCCTTGTTTTCTAAATCAGTTACAAAGTGTGGATACAGATCTTTTTATTAAAATCCACAGTAAAAAATCTATGTGGGGAGTCAAGTCCAGCGTTAACTGGAGAGCTGTGCTTCTACAAGATCTTATAGGATCTATAGATATTCTACGGTCAAATATGAAACAAGCATCAGAGAACCATAAAATAGGAATGATTAGTAACAAAAATCTTTTATTAGACAATCGAGAACTAGCTCATACCAACAAAATAAAAGAGCTATGCAAGATAATCAAAGTTCCTTACAAGAGGGTTGCCCACTCTAGCTTTCCTGCTGGGAATATGTTTTTGGGTAAGACAAAAATTTTTCAAAAATACTTCAATGATATAACACTCCCAATTATAGACGAAAAATTAAAGAAAGAAACAGGAAAAGTTAATGAGATTCAATCAGGAACATTTTCTCATGCGCTAGAACGAATGTTCGGCTATATTATTAAACACGAACGATTATCATTTGAGCACCCGAACCATCGACCAATAAAGATTTTAAATGATAAGGCGCCGGATGGCTATTTCAACCTAATACTCCTTTACGACAACTCCTGCTATATTCAAGAAGACTTAAATATGGATGGAGAAATAATAGAAAATAATAAAGACTATTTAATAATTGAATGGAAATACTTAGAGCCAATCATTAAACAAAAATATATTAAGATAACACACGATACTATTGTTAGAGACGGGTAAAATGAACTTTATCACTATTTGTGGCATCATCAAAAACGAAGCCGATTATCTTAAGGATTGGATAGAGTTTCATCAAAAAATAGGAGTAGAAAAATTTGTTCTATATAATGATCACTCTACGGATCATTCTATGGATATTTTATCTCCATTTATTAAGAATCAAACTGTTAGTCTAATAGATCATAAAGACGCTACTGGTGCTAGACAACTCACAAGCTACACACACTATGTAACAAATTTCGACAAAGACTCTGTTTGGTCTGCATATATAGACGTAGATGAGTTTTTGTATGCTACTAATAATGATTTGCCTCAAACTCTCAAAAATAAAAACGATCAAAAAACCATAGCTATTAATTGGGTTTGTTTTTTTTCTAAAGATCATCAATACTCAAGTGAGCCTATTTGGTTGAGGTCAAAATACAGAACGCCTTTTGACTTTAGCTGGAACAGGCATGTTAAGCTATTAGTACAGCAGGATACTATCAAATACTTTTACAACCCACATGCAATATGCCCAAAGAACAATTTGCCAGTATTTAATAGCCAAAATAATATTATTCAACAAGATAGCCAAAATTTACAGGGTGCTTTAGTAGACATAGATATGAATAACTATTTACCAGATATTAAGATTCATCATTACTATATTAAATCTAAAGAGGAATTCCAGAACAAAATGATCCACGGATGGAAACAGATGAAAGACCAAAAAGTAATAGATAGTACCTTTGACAATTTAACACAACAATCTACCATATTAGATACAAGTATAATTCAAACATAAGACCCTAATTATAGTAGTTTATCAAATGCCGTGGATCCTTTCTCCTCAAATCATAGCTCAAGTAAATGATAATCGCAATTTATTGCCAAAAAACTTTGATTATCAAACATATATAGATCTTAATCCGGATTTATCGGCAGCGGGCATAGATGACGAAATCAAAGCAATACATCATTTTTTACTGTTCGGGAAAAATGAAAATAGACTATTTTTTCGTCATCCAATCAAAATTAACCAGCATGAAATTAAACCAAAAGATATTCAAGCGGCACACGAGCCGTCGAACATTAATAAAAAAATACTTATTAAAATTCCTACACTAGGTAGACCTGAACAACTACTAAGTTCTATAGAATCTTTTTCTAATAGTGCACACAATGAAAAAAATATATACTTCATTATTACTATTGACAAAAATGACTCATTAAGCAATAATAGTAAAATATTAAACCAATTAAAAAAGTATAAAAATCTAATAGTATGTAAAGAAGATACCTCTTCTAAAATAGATGCTTATAATCTTAATATTGATCTAATCAATTTTGATATTCTAATATTATCTTCTGACGATATGACTGTAACTCAACAGGGATATGATCAAATCATTATTGATAATATGCATAAATATTTTCCTAAACTAGATGGGGTCTTATGGTTTGATACCGGAGATAAAAATCTTAGAACAAATACTTTGGCTATTATAGGAAAAAGTCTATATGATGAAATTAAACCGATATATAAATATTGTTACACTGGATACTATTGTGATGATGAATTTAGTCAGATAGCGTTTAAACTAGGAAAGATGGTTAGAGTTAATCAGCAAATTATTAAACATAATATACCCGATCACTTAGATATGTCTAACGACACAACCTATTTAAAAAGCTTATCCTATGGATCTAAAGACAGGACCATTTATAAGATTAGAAAGAAAATACAGTTTGATATTCCAGGAGTAGAACCACTACCATCTTATCATAATATTCCTAAAGAGTTTATGGTGGCCAAGAGAAACAAAAACTGGCCTAATTTTTGGCTAGCACCAGAAGCTAGATATGACGACCCTATTAGCTCAATGGATCTATATGCTATAGAAGAGATGGATAAAACCGTAACCAAGATGGATAAAACAGAGTTCACCTGCTTTGCTAAAAACTATTTTAGAGATTTTAGATGGACTATTCCTCCTGTTATTCATCAAATATGGGTTGGTGGGCCAATACCCGCACCAATTAAAGAGATGATGGAAACGTTTTCTATAGACTATATTAAACAGTATCCTGGTTTTAGATATATTTTATGGGATGATGCAAAGTTAAAGAATCTCAAGATGATCAATAGGGATCTTTTTGACAAAGAGACAAAATACGATTGTAAATCTGATATTGCTAGAGTAGAAATCTTAAATCAGTTCGGCGGTATTTTTATAGATTCTGATACTATATGGTTAGGCAATAAATCTTTATTAAGTATTCAACACCTAATATCTTATGGAATACTAATTGCTTATGAAAAAATAGGAAAAAAGATAGGTAAAGGATATTTAAATGAGAACACAACGCGGTGCGCTAATGGGGTTTTTGGTGCAACAATACAGAATCCAATTATGGCCTACCTTATTGGTCAAATGAGAATTTCATATGAGAATAATAGAAAACATGGAGTTGTAGCGGCAACTGGACCAGATTTTGTTCAGTCTGTGTTTGATTCTTTGCAATCAGACATTAATATTAAGATATTGGATCATAAATATTTTTACCCCTCTTGGTGGTGTGTCAATAAACAAAATAATCCTGAATATCATAAATTTGTAAAAGATAGCTCTTTAAGCAAAGAGGGACTAATTAAAAAATACCCAGAAGCGATACTTTTCCATAAGGGCTGGACATCTGCTAAAAATACGGACTGGGCACCGGCCAAAGAAAGTATAGGAAAATGAATATTGTTACAATCATGAATTATGACTGGTCAAAAAAACAAAGTCTTGACCTATGTTATACTTGGATAAAACAATGTAAAATATGGCTATCCAAATATGACACAGTATATGTTTATAGTCTTAAGCCTCTTCCAGATGGTCTCAAAAAATCCATGCTATCTTCTGATACCTGTGTTTTTAAATCTGTGATAGTCAAAAAATTTGCTCACACAGACAGTATTCATTTTGGTTGCGAAGCACACATGGTAATTTCTAATCATAACTTCTTATTTAAACTATATAATACTACTCAAATTAATTTTCCTTTTTTGTTTATGGATTGTGATGCATTTATAGTAGGATCAATAGACAAGTTAAACAGTATTTTTGAAACCACCAAAGATCAAATTTTTTTCTTGGACCATGAACCAAACATACCAGCAGAAACAATTTTTCTACCTCCGTTTATTAATTCTGGTGTGTTCATTATGAATGATCCAAAACATCTAATATATAACTGGGATAAAATTTATAGATTTGCTATGTCTATCAACTTTATTCCTAGATTCCATAATTCTAATCAGATTATACCGGGAACTGATCAGTCTATAATCAAAAGCTATTTAGACCATATCAAATATGACTACTCACACAAAAACTTCACTATTGACCACAACACGGCCGGATCTATGATAAATGAATGGTACAGAAATAAAGAAAACAAACTACAAACTACTCTTAAAAACGACCCTTCCACCACATGTAAAATAGTGCATTACTGGGGAAAGAATAAAAATATGCTATTTAATAGTCCTCTCATAGTAGCAGAAAAGGTCTCTTCATCATGACACAGTGTTCAATAGTTATGATGTCTTGGGATAGACCTGAAAATATTAATACTATTCTATCCGCCTATCAAGAGTATAGTTGCGTTAAAGAAATAATTGTTTGGAATAATAATTCGTCTTTTTATGTCTCTAATTTAAATTTATCCAAAGTTAAAACCATTAATTGCAATAATGATTTTGGATTAAATACGAGATTTATCGGCGCTCTTTTAGCGTCTAATAGATGTGTTATAGTAAATGATGATGATATCTTATTATCGGAAAAAAATATAAAAAACCTAATTAACCACTTTGAAAGAGACTATTCTAGAATTTATACTTATGAAGGACGTATTCCTCAAGATGGATTATATACCTGTGCTCCGGGACCAGGAAGAGTAGAGAATGTGGCAGAGCCTACAGAAGTTAATATATCTCTAACAAGAGCAACATGTTTCGACAAGTTATATGCTGTCGAATACTGCAAATTATCTGATGTTGTTTTTTATGATGTGAATACTAATCTTAATGGAGAAGATATTGTATTTAGTTATATAACAACCCAACTATCTGGTAAAAAACCTCTGGTCCTACCAATCCCAGATCAAGACGGATATATCGAGCTTCCTGCTAAAGTAGATTCTAAAATTTCAACAAGACCAAATTTCACAGATAGAAGAAATACTCTTATTCATAGGTGTGAACTATTATTTCCGTCGCCCAAATATCCCACCCCCGATAGCGATAAAACTGTTTTTTTTGGAAACGGATTTTATCCATGTGGCTATTATAAGGACTCTTTTGTAGTCAACTCTGATTATAAAAAACTTCTTATCAAAGAAGACCACAGCGGAAC